CATCGCGGATTTCACCAGTTTGTGCATCGTACACAAGTTTGTTCCGATAGCGAGCCATTGTTTCTCTGCGGTATTGCTCCGCTTTTACCTTAGGAAGATTACCTACATCGATGTAGAAGATACGGCGTTCTGGTGCGCGTGACAAACGATAGATAACCAGAGCATCTTCAATCATGCGTAACTGGTTAAGTGATTTGATTGCTTTGTGTAGGAAACTTAAGACCATTTTTTTGTTGAGGTCTTGTAGTCCTGATGTAATATATGTGATAGAATCGTTGGCAATTTTGACGCCACTTGTAGCGTTGTTAACGTCAAAAGTTGAACTAATAAATCCTTTGGGATTATACATGTAGTATTCTACATACTCACCAAAATCATATTGATAGGCAGAACCTTGAACACCTTTTACAGTTTCTGACATTCTTGGATCTTTAGTTTGAACTCTAACTTTTTTAATTCTTAGAGGATCAATATATCTAAGTTCTAAAATACCAGCTTTTGGGTTTGCTAAATCTACTACTTTGTGATAAAATACTCTTCCATCAATATACCAGGTTCTAAACATTTCATGTGATCTAGTATCAAAATGTAGAAGGCGAAGAATATAAGCAAACTCTTCTCTAATTTTCTTTTTAATAGATTCACTTACTGGAAGATTTGATAATTCAATTTGTACTGGAGTATCATCTAAACTAGAATTAATTGCTTCATTAACAATTTCATCAATAGCAGAATCTACTTCTGGGTGCATTGACATATCGCGGTAGCGTTTGATGAGATCAAACTCATTTCTTGCTACGCCATCAATATCTACATATGAACCAAAATAACCACCTGCTACGGTGGTTACTGAATCGTCAGCAGAAGGAGGAACTGGAGATTGTCCTCTCAGCTCCTCCGCTTTGCTTTTAATTGAAAATCCAAATAGTTGACTCATATCTAAATGATCTCACATGTTTTAACTATTTATCAAGCAATGAGATTGTTGTAATCGGGGGAGTTGGTTCCACAAGTCCAGTACTGGAGTTGGAATTCAACCGTGAAATCTTCAATCTGGTCATTGCTATCATAAGCAAGATCAATTTGAGATACGTTAGTTGGGAACGCTTGAATCAACTTGTAAGTTCTGAGAACACCAGCACCTGGATCAGTGATAGTTGCGTCTCTTTCTAATTGTTGAACTACGATGTCAGCAGTATAACCATCAGTTGTCTGTGGTTTGATTAGTTCTGCTGTGTTTGCTTCGTGAGCATTGATAGCTCTCATCCAACGCTCCATAACACCACGAATCTTGAAGTCTCTGTCTCCAATAAATGTTGCTGTCCATGTATCAAATGTTCTGTCGCCAGCAATCTTTACTGTTCTTCCTCTAAAAGGAACTTCGATTACTCCAAGGTTTGAAGCTGGTAAAGCAGCAGACTTACAAAGTAAATTTGCGAGAACTGCGTCATCACCAGTCAATTTATTTGATAAATTATTTGGGAAGTTGAATGTGACGTAAAACAGATTGGGTTTTACGCCCTGATTAATCTTTGCTAAAAAGTCTTTTACATTGCTATTAGCAGCCATTTTTTGTTACCTCTCTTTTGAATGTATGATTAGTGATAAATTATTTACCAATTGCTTCAGCGAAACTTACACCAGATCTGGTAGCAACAAAGGTAATAGTAATGTAGTTAATTGATCTTGATGGTTTCATATAAATTTCAGCAACAAATTCATTTCTGTCGATTACGTCAGCAGTATTGTTTGTGTCATCACAAACAACTAAGAAGTCTGTAACTCCTCTTTTTGATTTAACTTCTGTCATGAATGAGTTAGCAGCATTAGCAAAAGCTGCTCTCGTAGCACCATCATTTAATTCAAATAGAACACCTTTAGCAAGTTGAGAAATTCTCTTTTCAACAGCAAGGAATAAACGACGAACGTTAATTCTGTCAAATGCGCTTGGAGTTGATAGTGCTGTTTTGTCACCAAATAGAACTGTTCCTTGACCTGGAAAAGAAGTAATAGGATTGATTCTCTTTTGATAGAGTTTGTCTCTATCTGTTTTTGTTGGAGTGTAAGCAAGTTTTACTACGTTGTTTAAGTTTCCGCGATTTAAACCAGCTGGCGAGAACCAGTCTTCTAGAACATCTGAAGTTCTTACGCAAAGACCTGCTACGTCAGCATTGCATGGAATGTAACGATATCTATCGTTGTATCTATCATAAACATATTTGTAACCGCTATCAAAAACAGCATATGATGTTGATGGTAGTTGGTCAAAGAAAGTAATCATCGCATCTCTTTGAGCTGTTGCTGATGAAAGACCAATGAATCCATTGTGAGGAGAAACAAAAGCGATACAATCTTTTCTTCCTGATGCCAAGTTAATTACTTTAGTTGCTTTTGAAACTTGGTCGGAAGTAACTGGGAGACTTCCTCCAGCAAGAACAAAATCAATTGTAATGTTTTCTGTATCTGAGAAAAGATCATATGAATCATAGATAACAGAACCAGTTAGAGGATATGCGCTAACTCCACCTGTTAATGTGTAAGTCGTATTTCCAGAAGAGATACCTGGAGCACCAGCAAAAATGTATGCTGATTTTCTATTGATTACATCGATGTAGTATTTCGAAGCTCCTTGCTCATCTTTAGCAGTGGAGAGTTTTGAAACATATAGGAATGTTTCTAGAATTGTGTTATCTGAATCTAGAACAACTACGTGGATATCGTTTGCGTCTCCTGGGTCGGCAGCAACAGTTGTCCACAATGTTGTGTTGTAAAGATACTGTGTTTCGTAAGAAGCAACGGCACCATCAATACATACTACTCTTAAACCATTACCCCATTCTCCAGCTGTGCGAGCGGCAAACTTCCAAGAATATGAAGAATAGTTTGCTTCAAAATCGTTTGCTGATTTTACTAGTGGAGCAACGATACCTGTTGTTGTTACAACTGGATATGCTGAAGATAATATAGTTGTTGTTGATGGAGTGTAAGCAGCAAAATTAAGAAGAGTTGCGGTGATAGTTGAAACTGGTTGAGCAACTGCAGTTGTTCCTAATTGACCTCTAGTTACGATAACATCATTTCCTTCAATACGAGTAATCAATACAACTTCAGATGTACTATCTACGTTGTTTGTCATTTTAAAATATGACCCAACCGAGAATGAAGCAGCGTTTGTTAAAGTAATAATTGTCTCTGTGGCATCAATTGCTTCATTGACAACTGTAGTTGTTGCTGTATTTGAGTATGTCCATTTTGTTACTGTGGCAGCACTTGCGTGACTAACAGCAGTTGAACCTAATTGTGCTCTGGTTACTGTTAAACTTTTTTCTGAACCAGTATTTGTTGTAGCAGTAACTAAGAAATATTCGTTGTCTACTTTAACAATATCGTTAACAGCAAATGATGCTGAAGCAGCGACAAGTAATTTTGTTGCGTCCGATGAAGAACTTCCTAAATCACTGATAGCATTTTTTAATGATGGGTCGGAAACTCTAACAACTTGTAGTTGACCGCCGTAACCTAAAAATGTTGCAGCAGAAAACCAATCTTCGTAGTTATTACTGTTTGGTTTTCCAAAAATATTTACTAATTCCTTTTCTGTTGAAATGCTTGTGATTGTCCCTACTGGCCCCTTTTCGAAATTAGCAACGAAAGCAGCAGTATTTGCTTGAGTATTTACGATAGTTTGTGTTGTTAAATCACGCTCTTTAAGAACAATTCCAGGTGAAACTTGACCTGCCATGTTTATCTCCTCGTGAAAAATGATTCATTTTACTACAAATATTTAGGAAAATGTTTCTTTCAAATGGGGAAACGATGCATGAACATTACCAATTAGGATATTCCCACACATTTGAATTTGTTTTTTCCTTTCTTTTAATAATTCTTTTTAATCTCTTCCCCATAAAAAGGCTAAACTTTCTAAATCAAGTCTTCTACATATGTCTTCAACTCTCAATTTTTAATATGTTGATGCAATAGCTCCTGAAGAAACTCCTTTAAAATCCCATTTTTATTTAGCTTCTAATAAAATTTCATATAAATCTTCTACTTCATCATCTT